CAGAAGGATTAATCATTAAGTGTTCTCCATTTACGCCAGCACGCCAATTGCCAGCGCGCGATCGATAAAACGAAATATCAACTCCAGTTGAGAGCCGTATTTCTCTTCGAATGCCACGGTGTCCGCATGTAATTCATTGTGATGCGTTCTGCACAACGGCAGCACAAAGAGGTCATGCGCCTTTGTTCCCATCCCTCCCTGACCGTAGCCTATCAGGTGGTGCGGATCATCCGCCTGCTTCCCGCAGCAGGCGCACGGCTGGGATTTAACCCAGCGGGTATATCTCTCATTGACCCATCGACGGCGTTTCGGACGTAACATGAAGCTTTCCGGCGATTCCGGATCAACCCTGAGCGCCAGTACCTTTTTCGCCTTATCCTGTACAATGCTGGTGGCCAGCACCGAGGGAACAATTTCACTTTCACGGGTAGCTGACTGGACAATTGCCTTCGGCATCCTTAATGCTTTTCTCGCAGCGCTCTCCGGTAAGACTTCTGCCAGGTTATTGCGTACCATCCACCAGCACAGTTCCGGGAGAGTAACTGCGTGCATATCGTCAAAACCCAGATCACGACAAACAACCGATAAAACCCATTTTGTCGTGTTCTCCACAGCTATTGATTTCAGCCGTTCCGTAAACTGTTCGCGCAGCAGGTTATCGCAGTGCCAGCACAGTCGGATTGCCCCCGGGGCGTGGCGCATGGTTGTCATCTGTTCGCTGTGCCAGTCTGAATGCGGCCACTGACAGCCATTCCCCCGGAGTAGCCAGCTTTCCAGACTATCCAGACCACCAGCACGATAGATAACCGACTCATTACAGAACACATCACGAACAGCAGGATCATCCGCCAGCGGCTGTGATACCGCCGGGACCGCGCCGCAGGCGAAAGATGAATATTGTTCCGGCTCTGGTTCAAGCAGAACACGCCCCTGCATAAACAGGGGCATCAGTTCCGATCCCGGCCTGAACAATACAACGCCCATACGAGGAGCAATTTCAGGGGTCAGTAACGCTCTCACGATCACCTCAATGAACGGTATCGAGCAGCTTCAGCAGCTCAGGGAATTTGGACTCGAAGAAATGCGGCTGCGTCTCGCGAGGGTTTGCCGGGCTGGTGATGTTTTTGCCGAACATGCAGCCTTTCGCCGTCAGCGACCAGAATTTTTTAATGCCGTTAATCGCGGAGCGACTGTAACGCTCACGATGTTCAACAACACCCAGCTTTGCTAACTGCTGATACGCCTGATTAGCCGTCATCCGGATACCATGCTGTTTTAACAGCGCGCTCAGTGCCAGCGTCGGGCGGCTTGAACCATCCAGCGCGCCCGCCGGAGCATCAATGGCATATTGTGGCGCCAGGTTAGGTAGTCCCACTGCCTCCTGGAGTTTCTGACACGCGCCCAGTACCGATGAATTGGACAGGTTTAACTCTTTGCGCATAAAACCCAGCAGAATCACCCCCGCCTGCATCTTATCGGCAGCCATACCAGAAGATGTTTGTGGCGCACTGGTAATCCGATCGAACGTGCGGATCACCTTGAGATGGAAAGACGGGCTGATCCACATTGCATAAGCAAACACCAGTTCTTTGCATACGTATGTACCTTGTTCAGCACCACCGCGAACAGTATTTACTGGAGCGATACCCAAATTTTGGGTATCTCTACCGCCCTGAAAAAAGCTAACTGATTGATTTTGTTCCGAGGATGGAATTCCGCCCTCGGTGAAAAGTTGCTCAATCAGTTCACGGGTTTGCTTATTATCAAGCCAGTACTTGGGACGGTATTTCTGCTCTCCACCCGCAGCCCGGTGCAAATCGTTAAGACAATAGCGCCCATGAACGTCGCGGCGAACTTCGATACCATCAATGACCATTAAATTATTCATGCTTCTTTCTCCATTTTCAGGCGGCTGCACCCGCCCCTGTTTCAAATTTCGTGATCGTGATTTCTACCTTCCCCTTCGGGAAAACTGGTCCCCACTCCACCAGCATTCTCTTTACCTGGCTGTCGTCCTCCCAGACTCCTGCGTGAGTCAGTGCGTCGAACAGCGCTTTGTTATAATTGTCCAAATCCCTGATCCGCTTATCTGGCGGATACAGGATGATTTCTACCGCTGCTAGTTCAGTCGATGGCTTCGGGAGACGTCGTAATTGCTCAATGATCGCCACGCAGGCAGCGCTCTGGTATTTACGGCCATCAGCGCTAATGAGGTGACGACCGGCCAGCGGCCCCTTGTTAGGGGCGCGCCAGTAAGTGTTCACGCTCGGAGGAAAAGGCAGGATCAGTTTCACACGGCCTCTCCCCGCATATTGCGAACAAGTTCAGAAGCTGCAGTAATGATTTCGCTGGTGGCCGTTCGTTCCAGCCAGAGTTGATTAATGTTGGCTTTCAGCTTGTTCTGCTGTAATGCGTCCAGAGAATCCGCCCCCTCAACTTGGTTGAACACCAGACCAACCTCAAGCGGCCAGATACGCGAATCCACATCAGGTAATACTGCTGGCGCTACAATGGGTTCTTCTTGCTCTGGAACCGTGGTGGCTGGTGGCTGAACCTTTCCCGCAGCAAATTCGACCAGTGACATAAACGCCTTCCCTTTTTCCTCCAGTTCGGTACGGCTGATGTAGCTGAAACGCTCGCCGCGCCATGACTTATCGAAGATTGCAATGGCGCCAGCAAAGAAAGCACCAGTGGGTTTCTGCTTATTGTCCGCAGGAACAAACCACACTGGGAGATCGAAACCAATACGACCGCGGATAAACATGATGTGGTCAGCGTCTTCCGGCCACCACGTTTCACTTGTCGCTGCTTTAATGAGGAACACGTAACGCCCACCCTTTTCACGCATCGCCATTGTGTGATCCATGATGTGGGTCATGCCGGGATCGCCTGCTTCTCGTGGTACTGAGAGCGGCTATAGGGTGGATTACCGAATGCGGCCCCGCCGATTGACTCCAGCATTTCAGCCCAATCTTGTACCAGCGCGTTATCATCGGCGGTGTACCACACAGGGCACTTAGCGTTATCGTCGTCAGCAAAGAGATCCAGCGTTAGGGGACCGAACATCGCATTAATGCCCCAAAAAAGCAGGTCTGGTGTCCGCCACTGATCGCCGACTTCTTTCAGTTCGTGTGCTGATTTGCTGCGCAGTTCTGCCAGCGCCTGGCAATATTTATTGCTCATTAAGACCCCACATAATTCCCTGACAGATACCACTCACTACCTGATGCAACATACTTTCTGCTCTTCCGCAAACACCGTTCACGGCGCGCCAGAAAGGCGCTACGTTCCGACGGGATATGACTCTCCCGGAATGCCTCCATCCATACCGTAGCTGCACGACGGAACAACCCTCCCGACTCCAGTGTTTCTGCCTGACGTATCAGATGCATAATCACCTGCGGGTCGTTGGTTCCGACATAACAGCTCCGCACAGGTTTAGTCCCGATATCTGGCTCCTGATCCGGCTGTATGTCTGTCTCAAGAGCAAAATGCCTGCGAGTTTTACCTTCAAAGCGATGAGCAACACGCCCGCACTGGCGTAACTTACTTGCCGACTGCAGGACGCTTTTACGCGGGAAATCTGCAAAAGCATTCGCTATATCGCTGGAAGTACATCCCGGATGGGATTCAATGAATTTCTGAACGTCTCCCATAAGACTCATATCACCCCCTGAACCCTGTCGGGATCTGGCTGTAATCCACATTCCCGTAGCTGGATTTGAACATCGGATCTTCACGGTTTTCGAAACGTCCGCCGATGGGTGCGGACAAACGCAGTGACAATTCATCCCACTTTTCCCGGAGCTTTGAGGGGCTGAGAATGTTACGGCACCAGAACGGATCACGGCTGACCCGGCTGTACATTTCGCAGATCTGTTTGTGGGTACGCCCGTCCTGAGCACACATCAGGCGAATTTCATTTGCCCAGACGGTCCAGTTAGGTTCCTTCGGACGAACCAGCTCGCCGTCACTCTCCGCGGCCTGTTCGTACAGGGCGATGATTTTTTTCCAGATCCACTGAGCACAGGTCAAATCGTCCTGCGTTCCCCACTGACGCTTTTTAGGGCTCAACACAGCGGCATCCGGATGACGGGTTAAAAACTCCTGGTCTGTCATCTGCTGGTCCGGTTGCGAAGCGTCCGGACAAGAAGGGGTTTTATTACCTTGTGGATCTTGTTTTGATTTTACTGACGGATCCCCGCCAGATTCTGACGGGTCAAAACCGCCGTTTTTGCCAGATTTCGACGGGTCAGATTTTGATGCGTCAGATTTTGATGCGTCAGATTCTGATGGGTCAGATTTTGACTGGTCAGGATCTGACAGGTGAGCAAATGCAGCCGCCTGCAGCTTTGCCACATTTAGCTGATAAACATTGGAGGCATTACGGTTTCCCTGACGTCTGGCTTTACGTGATAACCAGCCGTCAGCTTCCAGTTTTGCTATCGCCGTTCTGACTGTGCTTACCCCGGCCCCAAGCTGACGAGAAATTGTCTCAATGGATGGCCAGCAGACCCCTTCGTCATTGCTGAAATCAGCCAGGCGAGCCATGATAGCCACACTGGATAATTTCATTCCCGAAGCTGCACAGGCATCCCATACATAGCCTGTTAATTTAGTGCTCATGCAGCACCTCCGAGATGCTTCATGTTTTTGCCGGAACGAAAGGCAATAAGAGGCATGTTGACGCGGTAATTACGCCCAAGAGGCTCACAGACAACCTTCTGACATTCGCGATCGACCAGGCTAATACGCAGAACGTACCCTTCTGGTGTGCTGTACCACTGTCCTGGACGAGGGCAATGAAAACGTTGGCTGGTGAACCGTTTAAAAATATTCCGGATCATTTGCGCCCCCTTACCTCTGAACGGTTCAGTGTCATATTGATAAGGCTCGCAAGCGCCGCAGCGTCATTGATGCGGTCGTACAGGCTTACGGCCAGCGGAGATTCCGCTTTTTCCAGCATGGGATAAAGCTGCTGTAACCAGACCTGATGAATGGATGAAATGTAGGAATAAAGAACGCTGGCATTATGTGCTGCATCGCTCAGCACCGATGGAGTTGAAAGTTGTTTCTCCATCTGGTTAAAGGCATTGACGTATGCCTCTTTGAATTGGGCGGCGCGTTTGCCCGTAAAGCCCATAGCAAGGAAAGCAAAGCCGTCGCGGGTGATGTTATAGCAGGGAAGTTTGCGGCCAGATGCGTCGGTGTAATCACTCACCGCAAAATTGCGGGCAGTAAACTCAGGAGAGCAATCAAGTGCGCGGATCTTTTTCAGAACATCGTCATGACGTTTGGTGAAGTAGTCGGCAACAGCAAGGGAAGAAGTAACGGCTTGCCCGTTAATAACACTGATTTCAGGTTGAGCGAGAGTTGGGACTGTAGCCATGATGGCCGCCTCCGATAACTTGGATGTGACTCCACCACCGGAAACGCCAATTTCACTGGTGGTGAACTGAGCAGGGTTGGCGTAACCGGCGTTATCGGAAACCGGCGCACCTTTCGGTGCCCCTACCCAGCCCACCATAATTTGGATATAGCCGAGCTGCGACAATAAAAAAGACGCAGGCGCGTCATTTGTCGCCGATAACAATTCCAGGACGCCAATCCCGGCACCCGCTTTATGAGGTGCCTGAACAGTGTAACGTCCCGGAATTGCAGAATCAATGTGTTCCTGGCGCTTCACACTCAACAAAATCACGCCTGAATTTCCACAAAGGGCTAAAACACTCATGCGGATAGCCCTTGCGCAGATAGATAACGCGCTCAGTTTCTGGTTCCCAGCGAATGACATGGACATAAAGTCCCCTTCCATCCCGAAACCAGCGGTTAAGTTCCTGCACGATTCATCCCCCACGGTCAGGCTGTGTTCCCTGTGGTTACGCACGACCAGACTATTTGGTAATCTGCATTCATGACGCAACGGCCGGAACTCATACATCCCCGGTTGTTGCGACAAACGGTTATTTACCGTTAAACTGTTCATGCGTTGGTTTTCTCCATAAAATTTGACGCCACGGCGCCCGGAGCTGCACACTCGCGGGCGTCACCCTTTTCTGGCACGCAAAAAACTCTGTATACCAGTGTCGAATGCTGTTGCAGCTTTGCTATCGCCTGATACAACTCCTCATCAATCACGGCTTTTTCATGTGGCTCAATAACGCCATCTTCGATAGCCACCCTGATTTGCTGGGAATAACTGGTGATCTGCTCAATCGCTTCCAGCAGGCGCTGATTAATATCTGCGTTATCCACTTCTTCCATATCTGCCAGCGGAACAAAAACGCCACCTGATGCCCTGGCTACTGAATGTGCCAGGTGATAGGTTCCTCCGGCACGTTGCAGTACCAGCGCCCACCCAATCGGGAAGATTTGATCACCACCAGTACGCAGGCGGTTAAACAGAGCATCTTTGGTGACATCCAGCCATTCCGCAGCTTCTTCATAACCGCCATGCAGACTGGAAATCGTCTTTTTAATCGCAGCCACCAACCAGCGGGGCTGCTTTTCAACTTTCCATTCAGGTTCATGTCCCACGGATCTACTCCTTCTGCTGTGGTGGCGGTCAAATCGCCGAATCACTAAGCTGATATCTGTTTGGATACAAAATTTGCATCTCGCTAATTTCTCCGGCGTAAAATTGAGCCAGGCGCTCAGCAAGCTCTGTTGAAGGAGCCTGCTCGCATCTTTCAACCCGGCTTAATGTTGCAGGATCAACCTGAACCCCTTTAGCGACGTGCTGTAACGTATAACCATGCGATTTCCGCAATTTTCTCAATGGTGATTGCATAAAACCTCCTTCTTTTGCGTATATCGCATGTTATTTCATACAGCAAACTTGCGCAAGTTGATTTGCACAATGCGCAAAAAATTAATGTAATGAACGCATGAATATAGGAAACCGTGTCAGACAACTTCGCCGCGCGAAGAACATGAAAATTGCTGAGCTAGCAGAAGCCATCGGCGTGGATGCCGCAAACATCTCTCGTCTGGAGACTGGCAAGCAAAAGCAATTTACCGAACAAACACTTTCTAGGCTGGCTGACTGCTTAGGTGTTGATATAGCAGAACTCTTTACCTCAGACTCAAAAGGTAATACTGTATGTAAACACAGTGATATGAGGAAGGATTCAGCTAACGTGAAGGATTTGTTCCGTATCGAGATACTGGATGTCAGTGCAAGCGCCGGTAATGGACTCATTCAGGGCGGTGATGTTATCGATGTAATCCATGCTATCGAATATAACAAGGACAAAGCATTAGCTATGTTTGGCGGGCGCCCTGCCGCTGAGCTTAAAGTGATTAACGTGCGCGGTGACAGCATGGCGCCAACAATTGAACCGGGAGATCTTATTTTTGTCGATATAAGCATCAACCAGTTCGATGGTGATGGCATCTATGTCTTTGGCTTTGATGATAAAATATACGTAAAAAGGCTGCAGATGATCCCCGATAAATTATTGGTGATATCTGATAACACTAACTACAGGGAATGGAGTATTACCAAAGACAACGAGTGCAGGTTCGGCGTTTTTGGCAAGGTTCTGATAAGCCAGACGCAGTCACTCAAACGACACAATTAATAGAAAGCGTCGACAAGGCCACCATTATGGTGGCTTTTTTTTTGACTCAAAATTGCATATATCGCAATTTTATACTTGCGCTACGTGCAATTTAAATGTAATTTGCATTCATAGAGCAGCGAACAGGCAGGACGCCCACGAAGTAGCCGCCGGTGGCATACGAATGACCGGAATGAGGTGGAAAAGTTAACGCGCAGAAGGTGATAAACGTTCCGCTGGCCGGCGATAAGGCACGAGGATGAGAATGATTGATTTCGCACGTAAACCAGCTCGACAGCAGGCCGTCCCGCTCAACCGGATTGAGGTTTTAATCCGCCGCCTCTGCTACCTGCTGGCGCAGAAAGGAGATCCGGATGCTTAAACAATGCGGTTACTGCCGCAAATCCATTGATGAAGGCAAAGAAGTAAAAAACACACTTCTCTATCGCAACGGCTCGCAACTGGCGCGCAAAGAAAAGGAATATTGTTCCAGGCAGTGTGCTGAATACGACCAGATGGCGCACGAAAGTTAAATAGTAGATCCGAAATATGAAATGAAAAATTCGCCATTAATTTGGCGTGGCTTCATACACCCTGAATTTAAGACTGGAGAAATTATGGAAATCGTAAAAATCGAAATGAACCTGAAAGCAGTTAATAAGAGCATTGCTTTATTCAATTGCGAAAAGAGAGTCTCAGGCGTTATTCACTCAAATTCAACTGGCGAAACCACTGTGATTCTCGACGGTGGATATGTACTCGGAAAGTTCGACTGTCCTCATTGTGCTGTAGAAGCCATTTCGCTGCTCACAGTCAAGGTAAGTGATGGAGAACAAGCAGGGTTTGGTAA